CTGCTTTCTTTCGTTTTCTGTATGCGGATGTCTAAATGCTCCGCTATGCCATCCTTCTGTGCTTCTGTGAGTTCTAGACATAATTTAAACCTCTAAAGGCATTACTATTTTATAATAGTTTTTTTACATTCTCTTTTCAGAGTATGTGTTAAAATCATACCATGAATGACAAAATATTGTCAACACCTTCATAATTTGTAATGTACAAGTGCTGTACACTTGCGCCACTATGATCCTTTTCTTTACCAAATCTTTGAGAATAGACAAAATCCTTTGTTAAAATGTTATAATCTTTGTAACTGTCACGATAAAATTCATGATCAGAATGAACAATCATCCACTTTGCTTCTGTTGTCTTGAGACAACTTAAAAGGTCTTCATGTAGACTTAAACCACCATCACCAGTGGTATAACCTAAACGTTCTAGGTATGGTGGATCAACAAAAATAAAATCATTTTCATTGTCATCTTTGAAGCACTGTTCAAACGATGCATGTGAAATGTTACAATTTAACAGAAACTTATGATGTTCCTCGGAAAGATTACATGCAAATGATTTGTAATGACCAAATGGCACATTAAACTCACCGTCACTATTATACCTTTCCATTCCACTAAAACATAACTGCCTTACAACAATGTATGCAGTTGCATTTTCAAATGGACTATGATCTTTAGAGTTGTTAATTACATTCCGTGAATGATAAAACAACGTTTGTAATTTGTCATGATCAAATGTTTTTACTTGATCTACAAAACGTTGAATATCATCATACACTGGACTTGCAACAAGACCATAGAGATTGATTACCTGCCAATTAATGTCAGAAAGAATTGTTGGAACACCAAAGTGGAAGGACACTGCTGCCCCTCCACAAAAAGGTTCTATAATTCGATTGTAGGAGGGTGGCATAATCTCCGTGATGAATTTAATCTCACGGGATTTGCCACCTTGATACTTAACTAATGGTTTCATATTTATCAATCAATAAGACCAAGGGCACGATGCACATCAGGATCACGACCAAGATCTTTGAAATCTTGCACAGTCCATGAAGGTTTAAAAGTTTCAACATACCACTCAAGACCATCAACCCAACCAAGACCGCTCACATTTTTACCTTTATCGTAGAAGAATGGACAAAAAATACCACTATTATATTCAAACCCTTTAGATTCCAACCATTCTTTAATTTCTTCTTCTCTAAACAAAATATCACGTTTCTTACCAGCATCAACATCAACGCTAGCTTTAATCTCACGATGGATAATCAACATCTCCTTAAATTCCTCCCAGTCAGAAGGAATGGCAAGTAAGTCAATCTGATGATTAGAACCATTATGAGTAATCATGAAATTGCGACCTTTTTTATAGTCTGTCAACATCAATTTGTTTTTCTCTCCCAAGTCAAGAGCAAGCGTATCTTCAAGATAATTACCAACACGCTGAGAAAATCCAGCAGGTGTACGTTTGATGCCCAACCAAGGAGCAATCAAAGAAGATTGTCGTGCTTCTTTCTTTGTGTCATAAGTTTCAAGAACTGTGAATAAATTTGCTTTTAAATTAGAATACATTTTGATTTACAGAAGGTGACGGGGACGATTTTGATTGGGGAACATCTGACCAGTTTCGATCAGGTAAGTAATGTAAAGAGTGTTTTCTTGTTCTCTTGCCTCGATTTCATGAGGTTGATCCTCGTAATCAAGATCTGCAACATTGGTAGGACCATAATACATCTTACCACGTTTTTGGCGAAGAGAACCAAAGACCCATTGACGAACATGAACCAACTCATGAATTAGAGTTTTGATGTACAACTCAGGATCCATGTTAGACTGAAGTTCAATTAGAAAGGCGCGAGGACGTTTGTAGTCATCTTCAAAGTCACACCATCCTACTACAAGTTCACGGCGAAGTCCACGGTGAACGATGCGAAGATCCAAAAGATGACGTGGCATGTAGCGTTCTACAAACCAACTGACAACGCTTTCGCAAGTTGCCTTGCGATAACCGTATCCAGAGATGTCAAGGTAATACATCAGGTTTGGTTGATTACCCTGTTATTATACACGGAGATTGGTGGCAAGTGGAGAGGGGGTGTGCCAGTTGTTCAACTGTCTGCATTAAATATTTCTTCTATTATTTTAAAGTTATTGTTTTCAACATATTTTCTGGGAATTTCACCTTTAAAAAGTACAATACTTTGAGTACCTTTTATTTTTTGAGCTGCTTTTGACCAAGAAGTTGATTTGTATGGTCTAATTATAAATTTTGAATGAGCCAATATAAAAAAATCTAATAAGTATGAAATTACATACTCAGTTTTTTCTATCAAATCTTTAGGATAATACTTGCCAATTATAGAAATTAAGTCTTCTTTATAAGAAGATGCTTCAAATATATTTTTATATTTTTCCAGATAATGTTGATAATATTTGGGAGGTAAATCTGTACTCAAATAAAATTTTTGATTTGGATTATATTCAAGTATTTTATCAATTACTTTAAAATATTCCACATCTTTAATATATGAATATGATTTAGATGTTCCTGATCGATATTCTTTTAAATAATCCTCCCGCAAATGTTCTGGCACATCTTCAATATCACCCTCAGAAAGATATATTCCATGAAATCTTCTTATATGAATTCCAACATGATCTTTAAAAGTATCTTCAAAAAAATCGTTTATTTCTTTGTGTTTAAATTGAATTAATTTAAACACATTATCAAATAAAAGTGATAGTGTTAAATCTTTCAAAAATCCTGAATCCTCGTTGAGACAAGAATTTACCTTGTTGGTAGTATCTGGTTCGAGATACCAATGATTTTCATGTTGGAATGATTGAAACCCATTTTTAATTATTTCTTCCGCTTCATTAGGACCAATTAAAGAACAACGTCCCCCACCATCTTCAACATCCAAAAATGAATGTATACTTTTTGATGATGTATTTGGAAGATATATGAAAATTAATTCTGGCCAAAATTCTCTTTGAACTAATAATGTGTATTTAAATTTAGTTCTGGCACTTACAAGAAAAGATTGGGACCAATAATATAATCTATTACCAAATGAAGTGTCATGTTTATAATTATGCTTATTTACTAAACATCTTATAGTTTTATCGAAACTTGACATCAATATAAAACATTTGTTATAGGATATTTATCCAATTGAACGGAAAATTGTCTCCGTAACTTTGGTTCCCCAATGAAGAAACCAAACGAAAGAACCAAGAAAAATAATCTTATCAGTTTTTGTCATAAGGACCGTGTAGGCAATAATTAAATGAAAGAGCAATAAAGGTGAGTGCAACCCACCAAATAAAAAAAGTCATTTTGAGTTTTGTTAGTTGGGTATGTTATATGGCACACAGAGGTATCTGTGTGCCCCTGTGTGGCGCTTTAAAGACACCACACATAAATCAACATCATTAGAAGGAGATTTACAAAATTCCCTGTAAAGAATTGAGAATATCAGAAGAAGTCATTAACTTTTTAGAAAGTTCTGTGCATTGAAAAATAACTTCAAAATCACCAGGAAGAAGTTTGAAGGTAGCAGTAGCATCATTGCATTCAGTTCTTTTATAAACTGTTTCCCAATCACTTCTTGCAAGGAGCATGTTTTTGGTATCAACCAAAAAAATCTCATCAAATGTTTGTTTTAGATCTTCTTTGAGAATTTTATTTTTCCTAAAATTTTTCAATTCAATCTTTGCCATGCACCCTTTTTTGGAAATTAACCCAAGGCGACCTTTCATTTCATATCTTGTTTCATTCGAAGTAGAAATAAAATCTACGCCATCCATGTAATCACCAACATAGGATACTTGACCATCACTCCATTTTTCAAATGATTTTTCTTGAATGTAAGTACGAAGTCCCTTAAAAGCATTTGACTTCATTTCTTTTGTATTGGTTGCATCAATACAACCAAACCATTCGGAAAAGTTGAGACGTTTTAAATCTAAAGTCATTTTAATTGTGAGTAAAATTAATTTTTTTTGTAGGTTTGTTTAGCACTTTGGTCAAGTGCAAATTTTTGAATTTCTTGAACTGGATCATTGAGAAGTGATGCCACATTAGTTACACCAATGGTGGCAATCACAATTCCAAATACAGTTCCAGCAAGAAAATTAAACATTCTCAACGTAGATGTAGTCTGGATGTTTTTGTTTAAAAGCATCCGCTTGTTCTTTAGTTTTGAGGAATACCGACAATGCAGTTTGCGGATGTTCTTTAAAATAGTATTTGACTTGAATTAGATTTTCCATAATCAGTTTTCCTCAGTGGTTACGGTTTCTTCAATAGAAGCATCAGTATACTCTTCATCAGAGTTAACGGATTCTGCGAAATCGGCAAAAGTCATGAGTGACCTCGATGTACCCCAGTAATATACGGCATAAAAAATGCCCCGTCAAGGGGCAGTAGACAGTTTTTAAAGTGGCATATTAACCTTTGTTTTGCCAAGATCGCACAAGTAACTCCGTAAACAGTTCCATTTTTTCTGGAGACACCGTGCGGGGATCGTAATTGATTGCTTCTTTCAAAGCAACAAGTTCATTCCACTCTTCTTTTGTAAGATCGGAAGTGCCAGTTCGTGAGAGTGTCATAGTTTTTTGCAAGAATTGTGTTTATTTTAACACACGATTATATGACTATCTATAAATTTAACATTCTCTTTTGAATTGCGAAACACTCCGTTACAATTAGGATTTACTCTCCGAATGGACCCCACTTCCCACTTTCACCTTCCATACGACTTTCAAGTTTATCCATAAGTTCATCGGTCTTGATGAGATTATCAATATCACAAATCATATGTGAAATATGTTTTCCAATATATGGTTTTTCTTGGCGAGCAGCAAATGCAAGAGCATTGCGAAGATTTTGTTCTGCGTCCTTCAAACTTTCTTCAACAGATTTAGATAATGCCATAATTTACTTCGTTTTTAATAAATGTATCATAAAATTAATTGATTGTCAAATAAACCAAGTTACAATAGAGTATCTTGTTCCTTTTTTTACTTCCATAATTTCATGAGGGTACATAAAATTTGATGGAAATACAATTGCAGATCCTTTTGGAGCACGGATCATCATTTCTCCACCAAAAAATGCAAATTCACCACCTTCATAGTCATCATTCAAATTAAATGAGCATGATACTGATCTTGGAATATCTTTATAGGAATCTGTATGCAGACTATAATATCCATTTTCAGAATATCTCAATAAATCATACCCACTATCAGTTGTAACTTCACAATTTGGAAATATTTCAATATATTTTTTAAGAGCTGCTCCAGAGGCATCAAATAATAAATGATCAATTTTTTGTCGAATTTCTGGATTTCTATTAATTACATCTGGTTGCGATACTCCAATCGTATCACAATTACGAATATGTTTATTTACATTTCCTCTACCAGTTTTACTCTCAATCCAATCACAACTATTTGAATATTCGTTTAAAATAAGATCACAAGTTTCATTTGAAAGTGCAGAATGAAAGACTTTAATATAATCGTCTAAAGGACTTTTACTTTTATATTCTACACCAAAATCTGAAGTTTTTGGAACTGCAAATTCAATTTTTTGATCTTCAAGTTTTGTTTCTAAAATATCACTTCTATTAGTATATTCCTTTTTATCGAAATAAACGGAAGAATGGGGACCTCGACTTCTTACATAATGTAAAAATACTTGACTGCAAAAATCTCCAGGAAATTCATTCCTCCAATGAGCAGCGGAACATCCAAGATAGATCATTGCATCACCAGGTTTCAAAGTTACATTATGTTTTTCTCCCAGTGGTGTTTCAATAGAAATATCCCAAGGAATATCACAATCAAGATTAACTGTAATAGAAATTTCACATGCCTCACGATCTACATGTGGTTGCAGAACATTTCCTTTGCGATATACTCTGGAGTATGAATAAGTTGGTAAAACAGTTTCTCCAATAATTTTAGATACTTCGGGCGTTTTTTCACACAAAAGTTCCAAAAAAGAAATATAATCATATTTTGCAGATGAATTGGTTACTTGCCCATCACTCTGCAAACAATTTTTTTCGCAATAGGATTTAAATTCTGTAGATAGATTGATTGCCCTTTCAGCATCAATAAACTCACGAACAACAACATAGTTGTTTTCAATTAGTGACGAAATCATAGTTATAGAAATTAATTATTCAGGAGTTACAGTTTCTTCGGAAGTTCTAGTTGCTTTAGGTTTTCTGGTTCTTTTGCGTTTGGGTTTGGGAGTTTCTTCCAATATCTCTACAGTTTTTTCTACTACATCTTCTGTTGGTGAATCACTAGTATCAAATAGCATTTCCAAATTAAATTCAGATTCAAGCATACTTAAATCAAAATTTTGAAGTTCTTGCATTCTATTTGCATTTTCACTAACTTCTTCTATTTCACCACTATCAAAAGTTGTTGGATCGATACTATCATCAAATAAATTTTGATCAACTACTCTATCATAATTGTCAAAAAGGGCGGCACCTGATGGTTCATATATGTCATCGTTATCACCAATGTTTGACTGCAATATCTCAGATGCATTAAACAAATTCATATGATTGATTTGAACTCTTTCAAGTTGAACATTATGATCTTGAATTATTTTATCAACTAGTTCACTATGTTTTTTTTCTGCCGCTTTATTATTTTCCTGCATTACATGCATCTGCAGTTCAAGTTCTTTCATCGCATCATCCCAACTATTGACACGATTTCTTTCTTCTTCCGCAATGCGATCTTGTTCTGCCTGCCATTTAGAATATTCTACGTTAAAGAAGTCAATATACTTTTGAACCTCAGATTGATCAGTCAAATCAATATTAGGTTCTCTAGTTCTTAATTCCAACTCTCCAGAATTATCCTGCCATTGAATGGCATGAATATGACTTTCTTCAAAAGGCCAATTGTTGGGGAAATTCATTCCCTTACCATCTACACTAATAAAATAATCGTCGTAAATAACAGTTACTTTCATTCGTCTTTTACCTCTTTAACTTCAGTAGGAAGAATTATGTTGTTTTTTTCATCAATTGATGCTTGCAACATTTGTGCAGCAGCAGATAATACATTTATATTAGATTTATTTGCATCCACCATTTCATTTCTAAAAGATTCTACTGCAGAACTAGTGGATCTTTGTTGCTGCGAATTTTCGATTATCATCATTGGTAACCAAGTAATTGCACAACCCCATTCATCAACTTCTTCACCAGTATTCGGATTTACACCTCTAACTTGAGTATACCAAGAACATTTTAATCCGATACAATCTTTTTTAATTAGGGGGCAATAATGTTCGGGTTTAATTTTCATAATCTTTTCAATTATTAATTATATTATATCATATTTAGTTAAAGGTGCAAATAATGGAATCAATATATTGAACTCTAAGGTCCAATGTAGTATCCCCAGTTGTAGTTATACCAACAGTTCCTGAAAATGGGTGACTGTGAGATCCACCACCCACAGATTCAACCATACCACCAGTTGCAGTACTACCAGCAATCACAAAAGTACCAGCATTACTGTAAGGATTTGCGCCAGATCCCCCAGTTACTCCTTGCAAACTATCGTGAGTGTGCTCAGGAATTTGTCCCGATGTAAGAGTAGTATTGCCAGTAACTGCAGTGATAAGTGCTAAATTTTCTGAAATAGGAACAGAAATTGATTTTGCTGTACTGGGAAATGCTGAAGTAAATGATACAGATCCACCAAATCCTCCACCCGATCCACTTACAACTCTAAGTTTTTTATTATTATGAGTTGTATCTTGTGTCCAACCAGTTGGTGCTGATGCTTGATAAAATAATTTTTTAGTACTTTGTGGATACATCCAATACTTGGAATCTATAGTATCTGCTAATGCAAAACGTATTCCTGTTGAGGTTAATCTTGCCATATTAGTTAAAAGAGCAGACGATTACATCGACATATTGAACTCTAAGATCTAATGTAGTATTTGCTGTTGTCGTTACAGTTACGCTACCAGTCCAAGGGTGATTGTGAGATCCACCCGATCCTTCATTAACTCCACCAGTTGCAGTACTACCAGGAGTTCTAAAAGTACTACCACCACCTGCAGCAGAAGCATTTCCACCAGTTAAACTGTTGTGAGTATGCTGAGGAATTTGTCCAGTTGTAAGAGTAGTATTTCCAACAGTACCAGTCACGGGCGCGGTCACATTAATTGGCACATCAATTGGTTTTGCTGTTGATGGAAACGCTGAACTAAAAGCAATTCCCCCTACACCAGAAGTACCACCAAAACCAAATCCACCACCAGAACCATTTACAACTCTAAGTGCTTTGTCATTATGTGCAGTATTTTGTGTCCAACCAGTTGGTGCCGATGCTTGGTAGAATATAGCAACAGTTGATTGTGGCAAAACCCCATATTTAGAAGCTAATGTTGTAGCATCACTAAAGGTTATACCAGTTGCGGTTAATACTGCCATTTTATCTCAAGATTTCTCTTTCTCTACTTATCTACTTATTTATTGCTATTTTTTCTTATCCCAAAATGACCACATCTTTTGAATTAGAACTTTCTATAACAGTACGTTCGTTTTCACCCAAGTCACGTTTATAGATGGTTTTTCCTTTATCAGGACTTTCGTAAATCTCTTTTTTCTCAACTTTTTTAAACAGATAAGAACTATCACCTTGATCAATCCATTCAATCTGATCACCTTCGGTTAGATTTGCTGTTTCCAACAAATCATCAGGGAAAGTTACAAAGTATTCACCA